TGCGAACAGCATCAGCAGCGATTTGCCCGACCCCTGGAAATGCCAGATCAGCCCCTTGCGCGGCTGGCCCGCCACCACCCGCGCGACGATCTTGTTGACGCCGTCCACCTGCTGATAGCGGGCAATGATCTTGATGCGGTGCTTGCCCTTTTGCGTGGCGAAGGCGGTGAAGCTGTCGAGCATGTCGAGCACCATCGCCGGGCGCAGCATCGACGCGGCAGCCTTTTCCACCTCGCCCAGCGATTGCTTGCCGTCACCGTCGCGCCAGGGGCCCCACATGTCGACCGGCATCCGGACCGAGCCATAGCGGAACTCCTTGCCCTCGGTCGCCACGGAAAAGACGTTGGGCACGAACAGCTCCGGCACGTTGCGTTCGTAGTCGTCATGCACCTGCAACGCGGCGTCGAGCCAGCTTTGGCTGGACCGCACCGGCGTCTTGGCCTCGATCAGGACCAGCGGAAGGCCGTTGACCAGCAGGACCAGGTCGGCGCGCTTTTCGGTCTTGCCCGCCCGGATGGTGAATTGCTGGGTGACGACGAAGCTGTTCTTCTCGATCTCATCGAAATCGATCAGGCGGATGGTGACGTGTTCGCCATTCGCGCCGAAGGGCATCGACCGTTCGCCCAGCAGCCACGCGGCAAACTCCTCATTCGCCTTCACCAAGCCATCCGACCGCGCGCCCATGACGATGGCGCGCAGGCGGTAGAGCACGTCATCGGCCCGGCCGGGGCTTGCGGCGATGTCGGGGTTCAGGCGGATCAGGGCGTCGCGCAGATGGGGTTCGACCAGCACCTCTTGCGGCTGGCGGGGAAGGTCAGCCGGGGCAACGTAATGCCAGCCGAGGCCCGCGATCTTGCCGCCCGAACGTGCGAGGCCGATGGCGGTTTGCGCCGGGCGGGCCGAGGCCGCGCCCGAGAGAAGGTCGCGCAGATGGGCTTCGACGGTGTTGGATTCAGTGAAGGTCATGCGTTGACCTCGTCAGCTTGCGCCAAATCGAACAGCCTGGCGCGATCAAGCATCTCAGATGACAGCCGTGCTTTCGCCCCTTCGAGTTGCGCATCAATTGCCCTAACCGTTGAGATCACCGCTGCCTGTTCAGCCGCATCCAGTTTGGGCACGCGGAATGGTGCAAGATGCTGCCAGAACAGGTGTTTGATTTTGCTACCTTCGCACATACGAACCGCATGGTTCTGGAAGCGCGAGCTTTGCAGGACGCGGAAAATGAACTCGGGCTGGAAATCCGCCGAGAAACCCTGAAACCGTCCGATGCGCTGATTCAGCAAGGAACGATCACCTGCCCGAGCAAGACAGACACGGCCCATAAAGCCTTCTTCCAATGACTGAGCGGTCAGATTTATGACGACATCACCAGAGTCCACAGTAAAGGACGCTGCTTCGGCCTCAAAGCGCGCTGGAAGGCAAACAGTCGCGCCATCATCCCATTTGAAGTAACCATTCACGCCGAGGTTGCCCGGTCGCAGCAGCCGAGGCCCTTCTCGCTGGTATTCATCACCGGGGAACGGCCGCCCGTTCTGCATCTCGCAGATTTCGCTGAGCGTAACGGACGGCCTGTCTGAAATGCGCGCAAAATGGTCAATTGTGGACTGACGCAGGACCTTTGCAGCATCGACCACATTCCGAAGGGCTTCAGTTGTGGCCTCTGCGCCCTTCAGAAGATCAACCAACCGCGCCTGCTCCTGGATTGGCGGCAGCAGGAACTCGAAGCTGGCCAGACTGGTCCAGTTGGTACGCGGCGACAGCGATCCGGCCGAGGTGCCGACGGCATGATCGAAGAAGGCGTCGGTCTGGCACAGGAACGGCAGCAGTTCGGGCATCAGCCGGTCGTTGGCCGGTTCCAGCACATAGATGTCGCCGGAACAGACCCCTTCGAAATCCGCCACCGCCACCTTGCGCTGATAGGCACGTCGCTTGCCGAACAGGACCTGACCGGGCTTGAACAGCGTGGTGAAGGTCGTGCCATCGGACACGTCGCCCCAGCGCCGGATGCGGAGGTCGCCGGGCTCGATATGCTCCAGCCCGACGGCACGCTCGATCCCGGCCGCCTCGGGATCGGCCACGCGCGCTTTCGACAGGCGCACCACGTCGCCAAAGGCGACGCGCGTCCACCCCGCCCTGGAAATCGGCCGCTCAAGCATCGGCATCCTCCGCAGGCGTCAGGCCATCCAGCATGTCCACCAGCGCGTCCATACCCGTCCAGAAGTCGCGCCCATCCTCGTCAAACGCCGCCCAAGTCGCCGCCAGCGTGGCACCGCCCGCCACCGCCGCCTTGGGCCGCTTCACATAGCGGGCAATCGACAGGTTGCCGTCGGCGGCCAGCACATCGGCCACGCTCGCCACCGTGGCAAAGCCGGGCTCATCGGCAAAGGCCTGATAGGCCGACAGGATGCGCACCTGATGATCCGTGCGCAGAAAGCTTTGCGCCCGCTCGCGCGCAATCTCGGCCACCGCGTCGATGAACAGGATCCGCCCCTTGCGCGCTTCGGGCTTCTGCGACCGGCAGATCACTACGCAGGCTTCCATCGGCGAGTTGTAGAACAGCCCCGGCCCCAGCCCCAGCACGCATTCGACCCGGTCGGATTCGACCAGCCTGCGCCGCATCTCGGCCTCTTCGTTGCGGAACAGCACGCCATGCGGGAACAGGATCGCGCAGCGCCCGGTCTGGGGGTGCATTGACGACAAGATGTGCTGGAAGAAGGCGTAGTCCGCCCGCCCCTGCGGCGGGGTGCCAAGGAAGTTGCGCCCCCAAGCATCCTGCTCCCACGCGCCGCGGTTCCATTTCTTGATCGAATAGGGCGGGTTGGCCAGAACCACGTCGAAGGTCCGCAGCCGGTCCCCCTGCACAAAGGCGGGCGAGGCCAGCGTGTTGCCGCTGGCGATGTGGAAATCGTCCACGCCATGGATGACCAGGTTCATCCGCGCGATGGCGGCGGTTATGGTGATCAGCTCCTGCCCGTAAAGGCCGGTGGTGCGGATATCGCCCCCGCGCCGCTTTACCTCGGCCAGGCACGAGATCAGCATGCCGCCGGTGCCGCAGGTCGGGTCATAGATGCTCTCGCCCGGCTGGGGCTCCAGCATCTGTGCCATCAGATGCACGAGGGTGCGGTTGGTGTAGAACTCCTGCGCGGTGTGGCCGCTGTCGTCGGCGAACTTCTTGATCAGGTATTCGTAGCCATTGCCAAGCTCGTCCTCGGGCACGGCGGCGAGGGTCAGGTCGTGCTTGGAGAAATGCTCGATCAGGTTCTTCAGCGTGCTGTCGGGCGTCTGTGCCTTGTCGGTCCAGTTTGCGTTGCCGAAGACGCCCTGAAGGCGTTCGGGGTTCGCGGCCTCGATCGCAAGGAACGCCGACAGCAGCGCCCGGCCGACATCGCGCGGTGCAGCGCGTACGTCGTTCCAATGCGCGCCTTCAGGGATCACGAAGCGGTCGTTGGCGGTGGCGGTCGCGTAGCCCTCGTCGCCTGTTTCATCGAGGGCGTCCTGGTAATCCCCATCCCAGACGTCGGACAGACGTTTGAAGAACAACAGCGGAAAGATGTACTGCTTGTAGTCGCTGGCATCGATGAGGCCGCGCAGCAGGGTGGCGGCGCCCCAGAGATAACTTTCGAGTTCGCGTTGGGTCAGCCCGCTCATTGCAGCCAGCCTCCTTCGACCAGCACCTTGCGCAGGTGATCCTCGGCCGCCCGAGCGTCGGCCAGCGCTGTCTTGAACGCCTCGACGGCTTCGGGCAGTGGCGGGATGTCTTGGCCGATGGGCGGCAGGACATAGCGCGAGATGTTCAGCGTCCAGCCTTCCTTCTTGATCTCGTCCAGCGTCGCCACCTTGGCGCGATCCTCGACATCCTCGAAGGCGCGGTACCAGGCCACGATCTGGTCGCTGTGATCCTGATCGAGGAAGTTCTGCGCCCGGCCTTTGCGGAACAGGCCAGAGGCGTCGACGATCAGTACCTTGTTCTTGCGGGCCTCGGGCTTCTTGCGGCGCAGGATGACGACACACCCAGCCAGCTGCGTCCCGTAGAACAGGTTCGGCGCAAGGCCGATGACCGCCTCGACCATGTCCTTTTCCAGCAGGGCCTGCCGGATCGAGCCTTCGGCCGACTTCCGAAACAGCGCGCCCTGCGGCAGGACGACGGCCATGCGGCTGTTCCCGGTGGGCGCCATCGACGCGATCATGTGCTGGACGAAGGCATAGTCGCCGTAGCTTTCGGGCGGGATGCCGTACTGGGCCCGGCCCCAGGGGTCGGCCTCCCACAGGTCACGCCCCCATTCCTTGAGCGAGAACGGTGGGTTCGCGATGACGCAGTCGAAGGTGGCAAGGCCGCCGGTGCTGGAATCCGTGAAGGCCGGGTTCCGCAACGTGTCCTCACGGGCCACCTGGAAGTCCTCGATCCCGTGCAGGACAAGGTTCATCCGGGCGATCGCGGCGGTGGTCAGGTTTTTCTCCTGGCCGTAGATCTTCCCGTAGAAAGTGCGCGGATCGCCGCCCTTGCGCATCACATGCTCGATAGCCCCGAGCAGCATACCGCCCGTGCCGCAGGCGGGGTCGTAGATGCTTTCGCTCTCCTGAGGGTCGAGGATTTCGACCATCATGCGCACGACGCTGCGTGGCGTGTAGAACTCGCCCGCCTTGTTGCGGCGGGTGACGTCGGCAAACTTGCCCACCAGATATTCGTAGGCGTCGCCCAGCACGTCGGTGCTGACAGCGGTGTTGCCGAGCCCGATCTCGGAGAACCCCTCGATCAGATCCTTCAGCAACTCGTCGGAGAACTTCTCCTTGTTGCCCCAGTCCGCCGAACCGAATACGCGGAACAGTGTGTCCGGATTGGCCCGCTCGATCTCCTGCATGGCCTTCTGGAGGGCCGCGCCGACGTTGGCCGGAACTTCTCTGATGTCGTTCCAGTGACAGCCTTCAGGCAGCACGAAACGGTGCACCTCCGGAAACAGGGAGGGGTCCGCTTCGCCATAGATCTCCCGAGCCTCAGCCGTCTCTTCGTCCCAGACGTCGGAGATGCGCTTGAAGAACAGCAAAGGAAGAATGTAACCCTTCCAATCCGTCCGATCGACAGCGGAGCCGCGAAGAGTATTCGCGGCGTCCCACATCGCAGATTTCAATTGCAGACCATTGTTCAACGAATCGTTCATTCTTCACTCTGAGCGCCACCGAGGGCTTTGGGGGCTGCGCCGGCCTCGACCGCCTTCAGCCTTTCATATTCCTCGACGGCCAACACGACGACGACAGTCCGCCCGTGCTTGGCCACCGCCACCGGCTCGGCTCGGGCGAGATCAATCAACCGTCCGAAGCCGTACTTCGCGTCTTTCGCGCTCAGGGTCTGCATTCGACTCCCCGCCTATGCCTCCACCATTTTTGGCCAATTTGGCCCAATGAAGCAATAGCAGCAGTGGCGTGAGATTATGCAGTGAGGTGATCAGGTGCCGGAGAAGGTGTTCTTCTGCTCGATCCAGCTGATCGGGAACGGGTCCATAAGTCGCGCAAGCGTAACGGCATCGCCCTGCCGTCCGTCGAGAACCGTCTCAATGATGCCAGGCTCAAGCTGCGTCAGGCGCAGGATGCGCGTCATGTAGGACGTCGCGATCCCCTCCCGCTCGGCCAGTTCGGCGATGGTATCGAACTCACCCGAGTCGAGCATCCGCTTCCAGCGGAAGGCGCGGGCCAGCGCCTTGACCAGCGTGTTGTCCGCCTTGCGGTCTGGCTGGACGCTATCGGGCAGGTGCATCTCCTTGCGCCCGCCGCGCTTCACAAGGCGGAACGGGACTTGGAGCGTCACGGTCTCAGGAACCGGCCTGCCGCGGGTCATGCGGCCGCTCCCATGTCTCCGGCCAGCATCTCGCGCGCGAGGCCGCCGAGCCCATCCATACGGAGCCGGACGTTGAGCCCCTCCGTGCCGATGTCCACCCGTTCGACCAGCAGCGCCACGATGCGAGCCTGCTCGGCGGGGAAGAGTTCTTCCCACAGCGGGTCTAGCTGCTGCAGCGCCGCACGCGCGTCGGCCTCGGTGATGTCGTCAGCGTGGACGCGCGCCGCCTTCCACGTCCCCGCAACGATCTCGGGCTGGCGGAACACGGCGCGCAGCTGGTCGATGACGGCGGCCTCGATCTCGCCTGCGGGTACGCGGCCGACAGGGCAGGATCCGGCGCCGTGCTTCAGCACCGTCTGGCTGACATAGTAGCGGTATAGCTTGTCGCACTTTCGGGTATGCGTCGGCGAGAAGGCGGCGCCATCCGGGCCGAAGAGCAGTCCCTTCAGCAGCGCGGGCGTGTCGGCGCGGGTGCGAGCAGCCCTCTTGCGCGGGCTTTCCTGGAGGATGGTGTGAACCTTGTCCCACATCTCGCGGGCAATGATCGCGTCGTGCTCGCCGGGATAGCTTTCGCCCTTGTGGACCGCCTCGCCGATGTAGGCGCGGTTGCTGAGCATCCGATAAATGTATTTCTTGTCGATCCGGTTGCCGCGCGGCGTGCGCATGCCGCGCGCGCCGACCTCCCGCGCCAGTTCCGTGCAGGACCCGATCTCGAGGAAGCGGGCGAAGATCCAGCGGACATTCGCGGCGGCTTCCTCGTCAACCAGCAGCTTCCGGTTTTCCACCCGGTAGCCGAAGGGCGGCACGCCGCCCATCCACATCCCCTTCTTCCGACTGGCGGCAACCTTGTCGCGGATGCGCTCGGCCGTGACCTCGCGCTCGAACTGGGCGAACGAGAGCAGGATGTTCAGCGTCAGCCGCCCCATCGACGTGGTGGTGTTGAACGACTGCGTCACCGAGACGAAGGTCACGCCGTTCCGGTCGAACACCTCGACCAGCTTTGCGAAGTCGGCGAGCGAACGGCTGAGGCGGTCGATCTTGTAGACCACGACCACGTCGACCAGCCCGTCCTCGATATCCTCCAGCAGGCGCTTCAGGCCGGGTCGTTCCAGCGTGCCGCCGGAGATCCCGCCGTCGTCATACTGATCGCGGACCAGCACCCAGCCCTCAGACCGTTGGCTGGCGATATAGGCTTCGCAGGCCTCACGCTGGGCGTGGAGCGAGTTGAACTCCTGCTCCAGCCCTTCCTCGGAGGATTTCCGGGTGTAGACCGCGCAGCGCAGCTTGCGGACGATCTTCGATTGTTCGGGCGGCTTCGTCATGTCCGCCCCCTGTGGTTCTTGAGGCCGAAGAACACCCAGCCGTTCCAGCGCGTGCCGGTGATCGCCCGCGCGATGGCGGAGAGCGACTTGTAGGGCCGCCCCTGCCACTCGAAGCCGTCGGCGGTGACGGTGACGATCTGCTCGACGCCCTGCCATTCGCGGAGGAGGCGCGTGCCCGTGATAGGCCGGTCCCGGTCGAGGCGCATGCCGCGCTTATTTTTGTCACCGCCGTCCAGTTCCTCACCCAGCCGTTCCAGCCGCCGGATCGTCTCCGGCTTCAGGCCGCCGTATGCGAGTTCCTGGATGCGGTAGGCCAGGCGGGATTCAAGGTAGCGTCGGTTGAAGGGCGGCGGCTCGCTGTCGAACAAGTCGCGCCACTGTTGCTTCAAGTCAGGCGTCGGCGTGGTCTTGAGCGCGGCCAGGCGCGCGGGGATTGGATCGGGCTTGTTCATGCAGTTCTCCGACGAGTTGGAGTTGCATGACGGCATTGGTCGGGCAGATAGTGTAGGCAACGTTCTCCAGTATCGTCAGATACTTCGCCCCCATCCCGCATCCGCAACCGAACCAGCCCGAGCGCCAGCAGGCCGCATAGCTCGGCGCGGCGCTCTGCGGGCGTCATCTGGTCGGGCGGGAGCGGATTGGGGCGTTTCATGCAGCCGACCGCTCCGCACGGCCAAGAACGGCAGCGGTGATCGCGCCGCGGTTCCAACGGAAGTTCAGATGGCAGTTGGCGGCGTATTTCGACAGGCTGAAATCCAGCCCATTGGCCTCGTGCCCCGCGCGCTGCAGCAGGTCCATCTGTTTCATCGTCGCCGGGTCGTTCAGCCAGCGACGGCTCTTGATCGAGGCGGTCCCCGTCTCGGTGGCGCGCAGGAAATCGTCTGCGGCGGCGAGCGCCTGCACCCGGGTGCCGATGGCGAGCGGCCGGATTGCCCTGCCTTTCGGCTGTCCGAGCGCGTGCCAGAGCGCGCCATCATGGAACACCCCGGCCCAGCCATTGAACCCGCTCGCCATCATCGCCTGGCCGTCGCCATGCAGGTCGCACCAGGCGAATGGGGACCGCTCCAGCAGGTCGATCTCCATCATGTCGAAGGCGGTCAGCAGTCGGGCCTCTGCTCGTTCCCGCGTGAAGACGTGACCGCAGAAATCACAGACCGATGCTCCAAGCGGCAATTCGGCCTCACACGTCGGGCACAGTTTCCACGGTGCCTGGCCGGGCTCAGGATCGTCCTCGTCGAGGGTGATCTCCTGTTCGAGCGACCCGTGCCGGAGCGCCGCGCCCGCGAAGTCGAGCACGACGCAGTCGGTTTTCACGATGCCGGGAAAACGCGCGGGATCGACCCGCCGCAGGCCGCGACCGACTGCCTGGATGAAGGTGCCCTTGTGCAGCATCGGGCGCAGGATGCCGATGCAGCCGACGGGCTGGCTGTCGAAACCTTCGGTCAGGACCATGCAGTTCGTCAGCACCTGCACCTCGTCCCGGTCGAACCGGGCGATGAGGTCGGCGCGCGTCCGCGATGGCATCTCGCCCGAGATCGTCTCGGCGGTGACGCCGGCCGTGCGGAAGGCCGCGGCAACCGCATCGGCATGGTCGACCGTCGCACAGAAGAAGATGGTGCGCCGGTCCGCTGCCTTCGCCTGCCAGTGTTCGACGACGGCCTCGTTCAGCACCGAGCGGTTCAGCACCTTGTCTGCCGCGCGCATGTCGAAATCGCCGGCGGTGGCGCCGAGCCCCGCCAGTTCGTCCTCGACGCCGAGATCGATGGTATAGGTGCGCGGTGGCACCAGGAGACCGCGACCGATCAGCGTGCCGATCTTCAGATGATAGCCGACATTGCTGAAGGTGCGGCGCAGGCTGCGACCATCGCCGCGACCCGGCGTGGCCGAGAGCCCGAGCAGCTTGATCTCCGGATTGAGCGCCCGGGCCTCGTCGATGATGGACTGATAGCTTTGCGCCGCGGAGCGGTGGCATTCGTCGATGACGAGATGCGAGACCGGCGCCATCCGCTCGCGCCGGTTGGCGCGCGCCAGAGTCTGGACGCTGCCGAAGACGATGCGCCCGCCCCAGTCGTCCTGCTCGGCCTTGACCACCGAGGTGGCCAGTCCGGTGACAGTGCCGATGGCGCTCCGGTTCTGATCGATCAACTCGTCGGTATGCTGCAGCACCAGAACGCGGTCGTGTCTGCGGTGCTCCAGCTCCTCGCCGATGTAGAAACCGGCGATGGCGGTCTTTCCCGCCCCGGTGGGCAGGACCAGCATGGTGTTGCCATGTGCGGCGGTGCGGTCGCGGGCGGCATCGACGGCAGCCCTTTGATAGTCGCGCGGAATCATGGCTGTCCCCCTCAGCGTGCCCAGAAGGGCGCGGAGCCGGAGGACGGCGCGCCGGACTGACCCATGCCGTTGTCCGCAAGCTGCGGGCCCGAGGCGGTGAACTGACCCGGCTGCGGCGGCTGAGGCACGCTGCCCATCAGACGGGCGTATTCGGCATGGTCGGCGCCGAGCGCGGCCTTGATGACGTTGCGCCCGGTGTCGTCGGGCTTGTCCTTGTCGCGCTCGATGCCGATGCGCGCCACGAACTCCAGCCCGCTCAACTCGCCGAGGCTGCGGATCATCCGCGCGGCGCGGGCGGCGTTAGACTGGTCATCGGCACGCACGCCGCGGGCGGATTCGAGGATGCCGCGGATCATGGCGCGCCCGCGGTTGCCGTAGGTATCGTCGCCGGGACCGCCCGCAGCCTTTCCGCGAAAGCCGATGCGCGTGTAGATGCGACGCCGCGCGAATGGTCCCTCCATCACGACCGCCTCGGTGTTGAGGTAGAGGGCTGGGCTCGTCTTGCTCTGGGTCAGCCAGCCTTCGGGGCCCGCGCCGCCGGGGCGGACGGTGAGGCAGACCTTGACCAGCGTGTTGGCCGGGATGAGGTCAAAGGCGGCGTCCTGCGTGTCCGCGCCGTTGAAATCCATGTCGCTCGCCATTGTCATGCTCCTTTCGTCGTCGGGGGATTGGGTGCGGTGGCGGCCGCGGGCAGATCGAAGTTCAGGCGGGCAGCGCCATCGGGGCGCGGACCACGGATCTTCGCCATGAGCCGCCCGAGATGGGCGGGCTCGATCATCGACAACCGGCCGCTGCGGTCTTTCGCAGGCAGGCCGAAATCGTTGATGGTGGTGCAGATGAATGCCCTGAACGGGTCACCCTTCTCGGGGCGCAGTTCGGTCAGGGTCACGACTTCGTCGACGATGCCGGGCAATTCGAGGCCGGTCTTCGATCCCTCGATCTGCATCGAGAAGAAAGGCTTGCCGAAGTCGTCGAGCTTGCGGTCGAGAAGACCGACCAGCCAGATGTTCTTGGCGGGCGTGTGCTGCAGATGCGTGAGCCAGCCGATCATCTCCTGGCCGAGCAACCCGTAGGTCGCGCGGAGATCCGGCTTGCCGGTGCGGTCGGACTGGGCCTGGGATTGGCCCTTGCACCACTGAAGGCAAATGCGAGAGGCGACGGAGATGCTGTCGACGAAGACCGTGTCGTACTTGTCCAGTTGGCTGGCGGGACCGAAGGCCGCGCAGACCCGCGCGAAGTGCCCGGGCCCATAGGACTGGTCGTCCCGCATGGCCGGGTTGGCGCCGCCGATCCAAGCCGCGAGATCGCGGGCGACCTCCCAATCGCGGATGCGGATTTCGTCGCCGGGCCAGCCCTGCACGGCCAGTTCGCCCGCCTCGAGGTTCAGAAACAGCGTGCGCTGCGGATCGAGGGTCAGGAGTTGCGTGGTCTTGCCGATGCCGGAGGTGCCCGTGAGCACCCCCTTGATGCCGCGCGCTTCGCGCAGCCGTTCATCGGCGGTGATGATCCGGAGCGGCCCGGCGCCGAAGGGGGCGCTCACTTGCTGCCCTCCAGATCGCGCGCAGCGGCTGAAATGGCATTGTCTGCGCCACAGGCGCCCTGACGGCGCGCCATCTTCAGCACGTCGCCGAGCGCGCCGGTCAGGCGGTAGAGGTCGGATTGCTGTCGCGCCAGGGCGACAAGGGCAAACTCGATCTCGTCCACCGTGGCGCGTTCGATCGGCACGACCTGGTCCGGCCTGTCGAAAACCGCCGGGACGTCGATGTTGTCGGGAAGCATTTCCAGCCAGCGCAGTTCGCGCAGGCGCTTCAGAGGGGTAGTCTTGAACATGGTGACGCTCCGTGTTGTCGTCGGTTGCTGTCCAGGGATCGTCGGGAAGACTGCTGCCGGGCCTGACGCCGCCCTGGAGCTCGCGGTCGGAGTGTTTCCCCGCGTGGGGGTGTTGCATTCCTCCGGGGGCCCGGCATGAAACTGGCGGACCGGGTCATCGCCGGTCCTGTTGTCACCTACCGGCGAGCCTCCGAGACTGTCGGGGCGGTGCCGAGATATGCCGCGAGATCAAGCGCCTCGGCGGCCTTCCGGATGGTGGCAAGCCGCGCGTAGACGGTGCTGCGATGGATCCCGAGGGCTTCGGCCGCTTCCGTGGGCGACATGTCGATCAGCGCCAGCGCGAGAGCGCGGCAGGTCGGGGTCAGGCCAGCAAGGAGCCGCTGGACATCTCGCACCAGCCCGAACGCCTCGTCCGTTGCGCGTGTGACGGCGGCATGCGGCATCGCGCTGTCGGGCAGCGTTTCCGCGAGCGGCAGCATCTCGTCATCACCGCGCCCCTCGGCGGGACTGTCGAAGTCGATCCAAGCCCGCTCGGCCCGCAGCCGTTCGGTCGGCGCGGCCAGCGTGGCGATGCGGTTCGCCAGCACGCGGTCGGCGAAGGTGTCATACTGACCGCGAGCCGGGTCGAACTTCTCGTCCCGGCGATAGAGATGCAGCCGCAGATCCTGCTTGATGTCCTCGGCATCCATTCCGGGGACGGAGCCCGAGCGGGCCAGCCGTTCGGCGCGAATGGTGATGTTGCGGGAGACGCGCGAGCGCGCGTCGCAAATGGGGTGGAAACGCTCCATGAAGTTTCGCCTTCGTCCAGGTGGACGGGCACGCGGCCCGAGTGCCTGGCACCGGCGAAAATTCGTTGGAGGGCCTCGAAATCAGGGGGATTGGAGAAGCAAAAACCCCACGAAACCTAGCGGTTTCATGGGGTTGGGTGGGATGAAAAAAGTTCAGAAAGGATCAGTCGTCTTCGGCGAAATTTCGGTCGCGCTGGTCGGCGCGACCCTGACGCAGCGCACTTGCATCGACGAGGAAGCGTGCCGCGTAACAATCGTCCTCGGCCGTGAACGGATCGTCGTCGATCCCGAACTGCGCCCTTAGCGCGGCGGCGAGAATCTGGCGCTGCCGATCGTAGCCGCGCTCAAACTCCCCCAGGATAGCGACCACGTCGCGCGAAGGACGACGTCCCCTGATGGTGGAGATCGGAAAGGACCGAGGCAATGCCCCGCCAAGCGCGGCGCAAACAAGGAGCAGCCGCCACTGGCGGTTCGGCTTGCCGTTCCGCTCATCGCGCATACCGATCTGGTCCGGTTCAAGGCGCGCCGGAGCCTGCCCAAGATAGCTGACGTTGAGCACGGCCTCCTCGCGAAACGCGAAGCGCAGATCAGACCAGCGTGCATTCGCAGGCAGAGTCATCACCGGACGCTGGACGACGTCACTTGCGTCCGCCAGTGCCGCGATCTCGGGTGCGAAGAGATCGACAAGTGGCACGGCAGCGACGAATCCCTTACGCGGCGCGAGGGCGAAGTGGAGGCATTCGGCCCACGTCAGAACACGCCCTCGCCGGGCCGCAAGAAGGGCCGGAACGTCCGGGTCAATCGCGCCGAGCGATGTCACCAGCAGGACGAACGGCAGATTGCGACGATCGAGGTCGAGGACGTCTGCGCGGCCGAGCGGCGCGCGCGGGCTTGTGAGCGCAGCGAACACCGGAAAACTCCGGCCGGCGGCAATGGCATGATCGCCGATGTGCAGAAGGGCCGCCCCGCGCGCAAACGCGGCGGGCGCGACGAGACCAAGCGCCGTGGCAATGTCGGCGAATAGTCTGCGGCGGTCGAGTTCACGGATGCGGATATCGTCTGAATTGATGTCGAGGGTTTCGCAGAGTCGCCCCGGATCGCTGCAGACGGCACGGACCGAGCCGCCGGCATGTCGCACGACATGGCGCGGGCAATGTTCCCCTCCGGGCCAGGGACAGTCGATACGTTCTGCGTACTTGGAGGTCTCCGGAAGGTAGCGTTCGACCTGGGTCCAGCAATCCGTCAGGTCCACCTTCCAGTCGCGCGTGTCGGTCGCGTGACCGGGAACGCGCTCAATCGTCCTCCAGAACGCCGACGTCATCGTCCTCATCTCCGACGTTGGGGCGGCAAAATCCCTGATCCTTGAGCCAGCGGTCGATCAGATCGCTGTCGGCATCACGGTCATAGCGCGCGAGGCTCGGCGGGAGAATGGCAACCGTCCGCTCCTTGCCATCCCCATCGAACTTGACCTTGAAAACGGCCCGGTCGATGGAACCGCCCGCAAGGCGCCGCTCCCAATTGTCGTCCCAGGCCATGAA